TTACGCAACCTCTGCCGCCACGTTGTCGCCAATACACAGTGACAACGGATTCAAGGTGACAGCTTGTTCAAGATGGTCAGGAGCAAAGTGCGCATACTTCATTGTTTCACGAATATTTGCGTGACCGAGTATCTTCTGGAGTACAAGGATATTGCCGCCATTCATCATAAAATGCGCACCAAAGGTGTGACGTAAAACGTGCGTTTTCTGCCCTTCAGTCAATTCAATGTTTGTAAGTTTGAGCATCTTCTTAAAGTCCTGATAGCAGGGCTTGAACATTCTTCCCTGACGTTCGGACAACTCGTCATACAGCCATTTAGGAATCGGAACCGTGCGATTCTTCTTACCTTTGGTTTTGGTGAAAGTCAGCTTGCAGGGGGAAAGTTGGGGACGTGTAAGTCTCTCAGCTTCTCCCCATCGTGCACCAGTAGCCAGACACACCTTAACAATCATAGTAAGATTTTCTTTGCCATATTGTTCACAGGCTCGGAACAGCTCCGGGAGCTGAGACAAAGTTAGCCAGGACATTTCTTTCTCAGCTTCTTTGAATACGCGAATCCCGTCCAGTGGATTGGGTAAACCCCATTCACCTAATCGCCGCAGTTCATTGAACACAGCTTCGAGGTATTGCTGTTCGCGATTGACAGTTATAGGTTTGGCGATCCATTTCGCCGGGTCTTTGTGATAGCCGTTGTCTATTTCGCCACGTAATCGACGGTCACGGTAATGAGCCCAATCTTTAGCGGTAAGACGAGATGCAATAGGGTCGCCCAACCCGTTACATACAATTTGAAGCTTAGCTAACCGCGACTTACTGGCGACCAACGCCTGTCCATGTAAATTATGCCAAAGCTGGATAATCTCACTTAAGCGTCGGCGGTCTTCTTTCTTGCCGAGCCACGGCTTATCTTCACTCTCGCTTTTCGTAAATGCTTCGAATGCCTCGGCCTCACCTTTGGTATTGAATTGCCGACGTATTCGCCGCCCTTCTCGCCCATTAGGATAAAGCTCACATAACCATTTGCCATTTTTTTGCTTACTTATAGTCATAATGTCACCGAGGCAACTCTTATCATTCGCAAAGTGCTGTCGCAGCATCCATTACGGGATCCAAAGGAATTTTTACTCCTTCATAATCCGGGCTATCTTTCCAAACAGTATCAATATCGCTCCCCTCAAGCTTTCCAGACTTTACACCATCAATAGCAAACCCATTTAATGGGTATCGGTCATCTGTTGCTTTGTCGTACACAAAGGCATATCTACCATTAACACAAGACACCGTAGCTTTTTCAAAAGTTAACGGCCAATCATCACCAAACTTAGCACCGTCTAAATCCTGTGTTTTTTCAGCGGCTGATGCACCGAAAGAAAGTGAAAGAAATAAAGCTAAAAAAAGCTTACGTTTCATAATGTCCCTTATACGTGTTTTTCCAATGTGAAAATTACAGCACCTACTGGTGTGATATCTGTAATGCTGCATTCAAACTCAGCAGACTTATTTGACAACCTGACTTTTCCGCCGGGAAGACGAATTACATCAAAAACATCAAGAGCGCCGTCAATATCAATTAACCAACGCCCATTACTTATGTTCGAAGCAGAACGGTTGACAAGCCAAGAGGCTCCAACACCTTCAACAAAAATCAACTCCTCTGAGTCAGAGGGTATCATCGAGGGGTCTGGATGCCATTCGCCAGCGTCCTTAAGCTCACCCGCTTCAAGGCGAAATTTTTTAATTGAAAAACTTGATGTGACCATTTCTCTGTTAGTTCGCATTTGCCCCTTGCCGGTTGCTAACCATTCCAGCGAAACACCAGTATCAAGAGCACAAGTAACAACTACATCACCTGGGAAAAAATCACGCCGAACCCATGTGCTAATTGTTCCAGATGATATACCGAGTAAATCACCCAGCTCCTTTTGCATAGAAAAACCGTAAGCATCAAGGATGCGTCTCAGAACAGGTTTACCACCTGAAGCCATGACCTTTTCATAAAGCTCTTTGCCCTTCAGGGTCGCACGTGGAGAGTTTGCTTTTGCAAGCTCCCCTGTCACTAACCATCCGATATCTGCGCCCGTTTCAATAGCACATTCAACAAATACATTGCCCGGAACGCTATCTCTGGCAAGCCAACTGCTTATGTTGTTGGCATAAATACCAAGTTTTTCGCCAAGTTCTTTTTGCGAGCTAAGTCCATAAGCCGAAAGGATTCTTTCGATAGCCGGAGCCGCACCATCTCCAAATTTAGCCATGTATTGCCACCAAAATTAATTTTTGCCATTGCAAAATTAAATTTCGCGAACTAAAGTGATGATTATCAACCACGATGCACATCAATGCAGTTCACTACAATCAACAGGAGATAATGCGATATGTCAGATGCAAAATCAATCTCGACGCATGATTCGCAAAACTCACAAAATCAAACTGTGCTGTTAGATCCGGCTCAGTTTGATGCCATCGTTACCGCTATGCTGCCAGCTCTGCAGACAATGATCCGCTCCGCTATGTCAGACACAATGACAGTGAAAGACTTTGCCGCCACTCGCGGTGTAAGCGAGCGTCTGGTCTGGCAATGGCTTGATGAGGGAATCCTCCTCAAAGCTCCAACTAAAGACTTTTCCAACAAGGAAGAGGCTGGAAAACGAAGCCGCACCCTCGTAAACGTGAAAGCATGGCGCGACAAACTAACCCAGCAAGCGATTGATTGTCGCTACATCGACCACCGTATCGCTCTTAACTGAATTTGATTATGCAAGTTAGAGGGAATTTAACCATGTTTGATTTTCAGATTTCCAAACATCCTCACTATGACGAAGCGTGCCGGGCTTTTGCGCAGCGTCACAACATGGCGAAGCTGGCCGAGCGTGCGGGTATGAATGTTCAAACGTTACGTAACAAGCTCAACCCGGAACAGCCTCACCAATTCACACCGCCTGAATTGTGGCTGCTGACTGACCTGACCGAAGACTCAACCCTCGTTGATGGCTTTCTGGCGCAGATACATTGTCTGCCATGCGTGCCGGTTAATGAGCTGGCTAAAGAGAAATTGCAGTCTTATGTGATGCGCGCAATGAGTGAACTCGGCGAACTGGCGAGCGGTGCGGTATCAAATGAACGTATGACCTCTGACCGCAAACACAGCATGGTTGAGAGTGTTAATGCAGGCATCCGCATGTTGTCTCTGTCGGCGCTGGCGTTACAGGCGCGTCTACAGGCTAATCCGGCAATGTCGAGCGTGGTTGATACCATGACCGGCATCGGCGCAACATTTGGTTTGGTATGAGGTGTTTATGCTGAAAAATGAACCCTCATTCGCATCTCTGCTCGTTAAGCAAAGTCCAGGTATGCATTACGGTCACGGCTGGATCGCGGGTAAAGATGGTAAGCGCTGGCACCCGTGCTGCTCTCAGTCCGAATTATTAAAAGGGCTGAAATCCAAGCAGTCGAAGTCGTCAGGCTTTTTAATTATTCGTATTGTCCACTTTATTATTAAAGGGATTAAGCATGTCACGCGATGAATTAAGAATTGTTTTAGGAGCCATGATTCCGAATATGGAAGACGGTTTTGAAATTAAAACCCGCGACGGCGCAATACTTCGCGTTGACCCTGAGTGGGAGTGCTGCAAAGAGTTTAAGGATGGCCTGAAAGCTGAAATTATCAGCCAATTAAAAAGTAAACCTGCCGTTGTATTTGGCTATAGCTAATTAATCACAATTAATTATCTGGCGTAAACCCGCCGGGCTTCTTATTGCCCGAAATCAGGAGAGTTAATTATGCGTAATACCGAAATCCGTAGTTTTAACACTGATAGCGATACGCTGGCCGTATTGCTGACCGATGCAAAAAAAGAAGAGCGTAAAGACCGCGCGCTCGCTGTTTCCATCCGCCTCGAAGCGCTGGCTATCCATATTACCAGAGAGGGTATGAGCGGCACCGAAGCTGCCGAACTGCTGCGCCGTGAAGCAACCCGCTTTGAGAATGAATCACAGGAGCTGCACTAATGGCCGACGCAATGGATTTAGCACAACTGCGCGAGCAGGAAGACCGCGAACGCCACATCAGCAACGCACGCACCCGTATCGCTGCACCTTCCCGTTTTCTTTGCGAGGAATGTGACGCACCAATCCCGGAAGCTCGCCGCATTGCGATTCCGGGCGTGGCTTTTTGCGTAACCTGCCAGCAAATCGCAGAGCTAAAAAACAAACACTATCGGGGGGTATAAATTGGCTGTTCAATTCGCTTATCCGTGGAACGTCCCACGGTCGGCAATCTCCAGCCCATACCTTACTTATGAGCAACAGCATCGCCGCGACCGTATGTTCGCGGCTTTGCTGCATGCGAAAAAGGTGCTTTCTCTCCAGCCCGACTGCGTGCGGTTAGATGTTTATCGCACTGCTGCAGTGCTGGAGCAAAATCAGGGTATTCAACGAGCCAATGCCTTTTTGATCAGCTTCTGCAAAAAGGCATTGCCGCGTCTTGAATTGGTCGCAAAAAAATACGAATGCGCGGGTATCAACAGCAAGGTATCAACCTCTGTTTTTGGAAGTCATTTTGATACCCAGCTTATGCAATATCTGGCGTCACGCATGGTTAATATGGTCGCCCGATATAACCGCCTCCCGGATATGTCGCGCGCTGATGTTGACCTGTTGGCCGCCGATATTGCTGATTTCATTCGTGGTGAACTTGCCAACATTAATGACCACGGATTCGGCGAGCTTAAAACGCTGTACACCTGGTATAATCGTGCTGGCTTTATTTCCCTCCAATTCAACGTTATCCCACCCCATTGGGATCGGGTTGCAAAAAAATATGTCGGCGCGGATGAAATCGCACCGGCTATCGCCAAGATGTTTAACGATGGGTGGTGGCGTGGTCGTTTGCGCCGAGTTGCAGCTACGTGGCGCGAACACCTGCAAATTGCAGTCGGCAACGTCAGCAAGAAAAAAAACACCTATGCGAGTAAAAACTGCGTGACTGACTGGCGTGAACAAAAGCGCCGAACTCGTGAATTTCTCAAAGGTCTGGATCTCGAAGACGAAGACGGCAACCGTATCAGCCTGATTGAAAAATATGATGGCTCAGTTGCTAACCCTGCGATTCGCCGCTGTGAGCTCATGACTCGCATCCGTGGGTTTGAAAACATCTGTAATGAGCTCGGTTATGTCGGTGAGTTTTACACTCTGACCGCGCCGTCGAAATATCACGCCACGACTAAAGCCGGTTACCGTAACAGCAAATGGAGCGGTGCCAGCCCGGCTGACACGCAAAACTATCTAACCGGTATCTGGGCGCGTATCCGTGCCAAACTGCATCGGGAAGATGTCCGTATTTTCGGTATTCGTGTTGCCGAGCCCCATCACGACGGTACTCCACACTGGCACATGCTGATGTTCATGCTGCCGGAAGATGTTGAATATGTTCGCTCCATCGTACGTAAATACGCGTGTAAAGAAGACCGCCACGAACTGAAAAGCGATAAGGCCAAAAAAGCACGTTTCCACGCCGAGTCCATTGACCCGGAGAAAGGCAGCGCAACCGGCTATGTTGCTAAATACATCTCAAAAAATATCGACGGTTATGCTCTCGATGGTGAAACCGATGATGAAAGTGGTGAACTGCTGAAAGAGACAGCCCCCGCCGTTTCAGCATGGGCTTCGCGCTGGCACATCCGTCAGTTTCAGTTTATCGGTGGTGCGCCGGTGACGGTTTACCGTGAGTTGCGTCGCCTCGCTGATACCGAAACCGCGCACGGACTGAGCGTTGAGTTTGCCGCCGTCCATGATGCCGCCGACGCTGGTGACTGGGCTGGGTATGTTAATGCGCAGGGTGGACCGTTTGTCCGTCGCGATGATTTACAGGTGCGCACACTGTATGAACCGCGTACCGAGCTTAATCAGTACGGTGAGGAAACGGTATGTATTAAGGGGGTCTACGATTCCTCCATAGGTGCAGGGAGCCCGATATTAACCCGACTCACTCAGTGGAAGATTGTTCCGAAGCATGCTGTTGATTTGGCCGTTGACCTTCAGGACGGCAAAGCCGTCCCTCGGAGTTCTGTCAATAACTGTACGGGAAGCGAAAACGATCCACCGGTACTGGATTTGACAAAGCCCCTGAGTCGACGCGAAAGACGAGAGCTAACCAACCGACTCAGGAAGCAAAAGCCAGCAGCACGGCGAAAATTCATACACGGAACGGATGAGCAAAACGCAGCTATAGCGAAAACTATCGAAGAGATACATCTGACAACCGGCATTAATATCAGCCGGGGCGAAGCTCTGCACTTGATGGCCGGTGGTAAAAGTTGTTTTGATGGTAAATGGCTACGCGGAACGGCCAAAGGAGAAATATTTTCCACAGCACCATCGCATGAGGCTAAAGCCAGGAAAATCCTTAATCGTGTTGCTGCGATAGCTGAAGCATCAAAACCAATATCAGAGTAATTTATATCCATATCATGTACATACGACAATCGCCCTATTCGTTTTTTTTCTTCCCATCTTTTACCAATACGTGCTACTGTATAAACATACAGTAACCCTGTAGGAGGGATTCCATGGTTGACGAACATTTCAGCCGAACGCAGCAAAAGTGGGCTTGTGTGCAATTTATTGCCGAGGTATCTCTGATTGCAAACTGCAAGCCATCAGACTTAAAGCTCGCGCTCACTCTCATTGCAGACCTAGCAAACAGCGAGAATAACGAAACCGAAGATGATAATTTTTATAAGGCTGATTAGATTATGAGAATCAATATCACGTTGGATAAAGAACAAAAATTAGGGCAACAGATCATTGATGCTTTTCAGAATGAAATAACACATCGAGTACAATGCGTTTTTCCTACAATAAAAGTTAACGTCAAGAAAGGGTCAATGACTGGTGTAGAGGTTATCGGATTCGATAAAGAGGCAGACAAAGAAACATTAGGCGGCATATTACAAGAGATTTGGGAAGACGATAGCTGGCGTTAAACATGATAACCGTGTTGGCGCAAAAACTAGCTTTTTGCGTCGACGGGGTTGAGTAACGAGCCCACGAGGCTTTAGTCCTGCCTTTCAAAACTTCTCAATGTGCTATTGATGACACGCCCGTGATGAATGAAGCATGATCTGAGAGGGTTTTATAGTGGCGTTTTGACGGCACTGATTAAAATTCATCGAGGGTGATAGTATGCATCGACTACCAAGTGAAATACCGCAGCACCAGACAAGAAATATTAAGTTAATGGCTATCGTTCATCGCCTGCAGCGGATAATGGTCAATGAGAATTTGTCACCCGCCGAGCTGGTCGGGTGCGCCGAAATAGTCAGGGATAATTACGGCAGGCTGTACGATATTAGTAATCCGAAAATTGAGGCGTTTACACCGGCGAGAGGTCCGATTATTCCGCCGCCCCGCCGACGATAGCAAACGCCGCCGGTGCTGAAACTTGCTTTCAGTGCTGGCGGGGTTGAACAACGAGCCCCGCGAGGCGTTAGCTGGTTACCAGATTGACACCAAACCGGCACCGTGAATGCCGGTTTTTTATGCCATTTTTCCGCGATTACCCCGTTTTTTAGTCGTGCATGCAACAGGTGCATGGTTTTGCATGCGCCGGGATTGCCCGTTCTGGCCGTGCGCCGCCAGAGCTGAAGCGGATCCAGAGTAGTCATGCAACTGCATTAAAACCGCCCCATAAAGCGGGCAGGCGTGGCGGGGAAAGCATTGCGCGCCAGCGGTTACACTTCAGTAGTGAATCTTGTGACAAGCTCCGAATAATAGGTATTGCACTTACTCTGAATTTTTCTTTTAATAAGTTAACTTTTTGCAATAGGATGCGGAAATGACGACTACTAGCAGCATATTCAGTAAATTTAAAGCAAAAAAAAATAAAATTAAAAATGTTGATTTATATTTTACACCCTCTAAACCTATTGAGGCACCTACCCATTTGAAAGGACGTAATAACGAGGTGGAACATATCCTCGATACCTTAACTACTGATGGCAAGCATTGTATGATTTATGGAGAGAGAGGGATTGGGAAAAGCTCGCTCGCCTTATCTACTTTAGAGGGAGGGAAAAATGAAGGTGTGTTACCTAGTAATATTTTTGTAGTGCGATGTGATAAAAAAACAAAATTCAAAGATATTATTGCAAGGCCAGCTATATTTATTGATAGTGAATATGCCGCAAATAAAAGAGAGACTACTAAAAAAGCAGGTGTTGGCCTTAATGTTTTGAAATTATTTAGAGCGGACGTTTCTGCCGAAGAGAAAATCACGATAGAAAAAGAAGATCTTACTCCAAGTAAAGCCTGTTTTGCGCTTGAAGAATTGAATGCAATACTTTTAATAGATGAATTTGATGTTGTCAGTGATGACGTTAAGCATGATGTCGCTGAGTTTGTTAAACAACTTAGCGATTCCAATAGTCCTTTGAAGATTTTATTAGTTGGCATTTCCAGTGACGGTGCTTCGTTGATAGCAGGTCATCCTTCTGTGAACAGATGCCTCCATGAAATTCAACTCTCTCGAATTGAAGATAAATATTTACATGAAATAATTGAGACTGGCGAGCGTGGCTTGGGTATAACATTTAGTAGTGACGTTAAAAACTCTATAGTTGAAATTAGCAATGGTTTTCCATATTTCACGCATCTTATAGGAAAGGAATCTGCAGATATAGTATTATCATCTGGTAAAAGCGAAGTAAATTCCGACATTCTTCCTGAAGCTTTGAGGCGAGCAGTAGTAAACACCGAGGGACAACTTAAAAGAGACTATGAGAACGCAGTTACTTCATCCAGGACTGATGTTTATCCATCAATACTTTATGCAGCAGCCAAATTCAAAGATAATAAATTTACCATTCAAGAATGGATTACCCAAATTCGAGAAGATACGGGAATTTCATTAAGTAACTATCACATGAGTAACTATATTGGGCGTTTTACTAGGGCTGATAAAGGAGCGATCCTTACAAAGGCAGCTAGAGGGGTATATAAAATTTCAGATCCTCGTATGCCTAGTTATATCAGAATGATAAATAGTAAAGACGAAGTTTAAGTTTTTTATGTAATAGCCGCCATAATGGCGGCTTGAGGGGAGTTATTCCGGGTTTTCGAGGGTGTACTCTTTAAACTTGATGACCTCCATGCCGAGCCAGTCGTTTACCTCCCTGAACCTGTCCTGCAGGGGTGACAGCTCGTTACGAACGAATACCTTTGCCACCTTCTCAACGTCACCGAGTGAACCGATATTCTCGGGCTTGCCGCCCATAAGCTGGAACGGCACGCGGTGCGCGTCCATCAGGTCGGCAGCGCTGGCTTTCTTAATGTTGAAAAAGTCATCCTTTGTGGCGACCTCGCTCAGTGGCACGATTTTGATGCCGTCCGGTTTTCCGCCGGGTGCGTAGAAAAACAGGTTCTTAAAGTTGCCGAGCCCTTTCGAGTTGCGCATCGCCTCGCGCAGCGATTCGACGTCGGTCGCGCTCTGCGCCGGGTCGGTCACATACATGATGTAACCAGCATGCGCTCCGTTCTGGTAATACTTGCGGCGGAACAGCGTCGCAGCTTCATTCAGCCAGGCGGAATTAAGCGCGCTGAGATATTCAGGCAGGCCGTAAATTTCCTGATTAATGTCGGGCTCAAGCAGGTGAAACACGGTATCAGGCGCGAACTCATGCGGCCGCGTGAAGTTTTCCACAAACCAGAAAATCGAGTCGTCGACCCCGCGCCGGGTGTATTTGGCCGGTGAGGCCAGTAGCTTGATTAACTGGCCGGTGACGCTGTTGCGCTGCTCAAGAAAGGCATTGCCGAAAACCAGATAGTCGAGTGCAAAACGGCTGAAATCCTGACGGGATAGCAACGGGTGCGGAATGTAGGTGCTTGCGAGTACGTTGCGCTTAACATAAATCGGTGAGCTGTGATGCACGGCAGAGCGCAGGCTCTTTGCCAGCCCGGAGAAGCTTACTGGCGGCTCGTACCATTTGCCGTTACTGATGCACTCGACGTAATCCAGAATATCGCGCTTATCGAGTACCGGCACCGGCTCGCCGAAGGTGAACGCTGTCGTTTTTGGCGGTGCGCTGGCGGTAAGTTGTTGTGGCTTGCTGGCCTTCTGCGCAGCGGCTTTACGGGATTTTTGCTTACCCATTTTAGTTGAACTCCAGAATAGATTTAGGCTGCATGCCGCTACCGGCGGAAAGCGGTTCGTTTAACAGGGCGTGCATAGTCGCCCATGCGATATCGGCGTGACTGGCTTCCTCGGTGCGGCTGGCCTCGTACGTGGCGCTGCGCCCGCTGCTGGTCATAGTTTTGCGGATGGACATAAACGACTGCGTGACGTCGGTCGCACCGGCGTCATACTCCAGACAGCCACGGCGAATGGTGTCTTTTGCCTTGAGCACCATCGCGGTTTTCATCTCAGGCGTGTAACGGATGCCGCGCGCCGCCGGGTAGAATGAGCGCACCAACTGGAACACGCCGAGACCGAGGCCGGTTGCGTCAATGCCGATGTATTCGACGTTGTATTTCTCGGTCAGTTTGCGGATGCCCTCTGCCTGCGCAGCAAAGTCCATGCCTTTCCACTGCTGACGCTCCAGCATGCGGAACTTGCCACCCGAGACCACCGGCGGTGCGAGTACGACGCACCCGGCACTGTCGCCGGTGTGTGACGGGTCGTAGCCAACCCAGACAGGACGCGAGCCGAACGGATGGTCGGCGAACGGGGCAAAGTCCTCCCATTCTTCCATCACGTCGACCATGCAGCGCTGCAGCTCCTCGAACGGGAATACCGACGCTTTATCGTCGACAAACTCGCACATAAACAGGTTTTTAAAATCCTCATCACTGTTTTCGCGTTTGAGCTGGTCGAGGTCGAACAGGGTGCAGCCACCGGCAAGGGCGTCCTCAATGGTGACAATCTGCCGCCACTGGCCATCGTCGCAGAGCTGGCCACCGACGAGCGCGTTGTGACTGATGTCGATTTCGATGCGGTCGGCAATACGGCTGCGCCCCTTGTTGAACAGCTCGCCAGACCAGAAGGGGTAAGCGCCGTGCGCCAGCGTGGAAGGTGTAGAAAAGTAGGTTGAGCGCAGGTGCTTCTGAGAGGCCATGCCCGAGGCGACTTTGCGCAGCTTCTGAAAATTCGGGATCCAGAATATTTCATCGACATACAGGTCGCCGTTATGGCTCTGCGCGGTGTTGGAATTGGTACCGAGAAAAATCAGCTTTGCGCCGTTGTTGCCGATGACAATCGGGTCGCCTGTCAGGTCGACGTCGACCAGTCGCGCAAACTGGATGATGTATTCGCGGAACACGTAAGCCTGCGTTTTACTGGCCGACAGAAAGATTTGGTTATGACCGGTCTTGAGCGCGCGCAGCAGTGCCTCGCGGGAAAAATAGAACGTCGCGCCAATCTGTCGGGATTTGAGAATGTCGCGAATACGGTGTTCCAGCCCTGCACGGTACCACTGCAACTGGTACTCGAAAGACTGGTCGAAAAATAATTCATCCAGTTTCTCGATAGCCTCATCGCTGAAAAAATTCTTTTTCGGCTTCTTACGCTCGCCCTTGTTGCGATTGGCAACATTGGGGTTAAGGTCGACCTCGTTGCCGGTCTGGCTGTAGCGGTTAACGCGCGCCAGTCGCTCAATTTGTCGCCCGAGCAGGTCAATCTCTTTGAAGTCGCCGCCTGACTTTTGCGGCTTGGCGATGAGCTGAATCAGGCGCGCCTCAAGGCTGCTTTCAACGCGGGAAATCGGTGCGATACCGTCCCAGCAGTCGCGCTGCTTCCAGCTCTGCACGGTCGGGCGCTTGACCTGCAGCATTTCGGCAATCTGTGGCACGGAAAAACCCTGCCAGTAAAGCAGCGATGCCTGCCGTCGCGGGTCATGCAACAAGGTTGTATCGGTGGAAATGGTCATTGATGCCTCGCCGTAGTGGATTCAGGGCAAGGCTACTTAATGGCCGTCAGTGATTCGCTAAGGTGCTGTTGTGTGGGCGGTTGTCCAGTCGTCATTGGTGGTCTGGCGTGTCCTGAGTCTGGAAACTGGCGTTGACCAGTAACCCCAACCTCAGGACTCCTGACAATGGCAAAAAAAGTCTCAAAATTCTTTCGCATCGGCGTCGAAGGTGACACCTGCGACGGCCGCATTATCAGCGGTAACGATATTCAGGAAATGGCCGAATCGTTTGACCCTCGTGTCTACGGTTGCCGTATTAACCTTGAGCATATTCGCGGCCTCTTTCCCGATGGCGATTTCAAACGCTTAGGCGATGTGGTCGAGCTGAAAGCCGAGAAGATTGACGACGATTCTGCGCTTAACGGCAAATGGGCGTTGTTCGCCAGAATCACCCCGACAGACGACCTGATTGCGATGAATAAAAAATTGCAGAAGGTCTACACCTCAATGGAAATTCAGCCGAATTTTGCCAATACCGGCAAATGCTACCTCGTCGGTCTTGCGGTCACCGATGACCCGGCGAGCCTCGGCACTGAATACCTCGAATTCTGCCGCAACGCGAAACACAACCCTCTGCAGCGCTTTAAGGCCAACCCTGAAAACGTCTTTTCCGCTGCCACGCTGGCCGAGTTGGAATTTGAAGACGTTCCTGACACGGTACTCAACAGCCTGGCGGATAAGGTGAAAGCCATTTTCAGCCGTAAGCAGGTCAGCGACGATGCGCGCCTGAATGATGTGCATGAAGCGGTGACCACCGTCAGCGAACATGTGCAGACTAACCTGACCAAACAGGACGAGCGTCTTTCCGCTATGGAAACCGCGTTTGCCACTTTCAAACAGGAACTGACCGGCAAGATTGAAGAAACCAGCCAGGCATTTTCCACTCTGAAAACCACCCTCGACAAAACAGAAAGTTTCAGCCAGCCGCGACGCACGAAAGCCAGCGGCGGTGGTGGCGATGAGCTGCTGACTGACTGCTGATAAACCGCAGACCTAAACCGGGCGGTAACCCCGCCCGATGCTGTGACTAACCGATTAATTCAAACAGGAAATACTATGCGTCAGGAAACCCGTTTTAAGTTCAATGCCTATCTGACCCAGCTCGCCAAACTGAACGGCATCAGCGTTGATGATGTCAGCAAGAAATTCACCGTTGAGCCGTCCGTCACGCAAACGCTGATGAACACAGTGCAGGCGTCATCCGCATTTCTGCAGATGATTAACATTCTGCCGGTCGCAGAAATGAAGGGCGAGAAAATCGGCGTCGGTGTGACCGGCACCATCGCCAGCACGACCGACACATCAGGTGACAAGGAGCGCCAGACCGCAGATTTCACCGCGCTTGAGTCCAACAAGTACGAGTGCAACCAGATTAACTTTGACTTCCACCTGACCTATAAACGCCTCGACCTGTGGGCGCGTTTCCAGGACTTCCAGCGCCGTATTCGCGACGCCATTGTCCAGCGTCAGGCGCTCGATTTCATCATGGCCGGGTTCAACGGTACCACCCGTGCTGACACCTCAGACCGCAGCAAAAACCCGATGCTGCAAGATGTGGCCGTCGGCTGGCTGCAGAAGTACCGCAACGAAGCCCCGGCGCGCGTGATGAGCAAAATCACCGCTGAGGGCGGTAGCGTTATTTCTGACGTGATTCGCGTCGGTAAGAATGGCGACTATGAGAACCTCGACGCACTGGTGATGGACGGTACCAACACCCTGATTGACGAGATTTATCAGGATGACCCGAAACTCGTTGCTATCGTTGGCCGTAAGCTGCTGGCCGACAAATATTTCCCGCTGGTGAACAAGCAGCAGGAAAACACCGAGTCGCTCGCGGCGGATATCATCATCAGCCAGAAGCGCATCGGCAACCTGCCTGCCGTGCGTGTGCCGTATTTCCCGGCGAATGCGGTATTCGTGACCACGCTGGAAAACCTCTCTGTCTACTTCATGGATGAGAGCCATCGCCGCAGCATTGATGAGAACCCGAAAAAAGACCGTGTGGAAAACTACGAGTCGATGAACATCGACTATGTGGTCGAGGCGTATGCCGCCGGGTGCCTGCTGGAAAATATCACCCTGGGTGATTTCACCGCACCTGCAGTACCGGAAAGCGGAGAGTAAGCCCATGACGAGCCCCGCACAACGTCACATGATGCGGGTCTCGGCCTCTCAAGCCGCGCAGCGGGAACAAGCCCCGCTGCGCCATGCAACCGCCTATGAGCAGATGCTGGTAAAGCTGGCCGAAGACCGCCGCACGTTAAAAAACATCCGTTCAAATGAGCGTAAGGCCGAGAAAAAGCGCGAGCTGCTGCCGTTCTATGCGCCGTGGGTCGCCGGTGTGCTGGCTGATGGCCGTGGTGCGCAGGATGACATTGTCATGGCCGTCATGCTGTGGCGTCTCGATGCCGGTGAGATTGCTGGCGCGCTGGAAATTGCGACCTACGCGCTGAAATACGGCCTCACCTCTGACCATCGTCGCACCACGCCTTACATGCTGGTTGAGGAGGTGGCGCTTGCCGCGCTGCGCCTGCGCGATGCCGGTGAGCCTGTCGACCTCGTATTACTGTTGACCACCCTCAGCCTGACCGACGGCGCTGACGTTCCCGATATGGTGCGCGCTCGACTGCATAAGGTGACCGGCCTGACCCTGCGCGATGCCGGTCAGAGCGCCGAAGCGCTGACACAGTTTCAGCGCGCGATGCAGCTCGACCGCAATGCCGGTGTGCGCAAAGAGATTGAGCGACTGGAGCGCGCATTGAAGCCAAAGCCAGAGGCAGCATCCCGTAAAACGACTAAACCGCGCACGCGCAAACCTGCCAACAAACCGGCGGCAAAGCGCGGGCGTCCACCAAAGGCGGTAAAAACCGCCGGTTAACTGAACGCTCCCCGAGCCGGGCGGCACGCCGGTCAAAGCGGGTTTTGCCCCTGACGGCGACCGGCGTCCACCGCCCAACCTAATGAGGTTGTCATGACAACAGTAATACTGAATCAGCCCGACGAACCGCAGGACATACCGGGCGTGGTGATTCCCGCACCGGAAACGGGCGACGCAGTGATTAAAAACACGTTCTTTTTCCCTGATGTGGATCCGAAGCGGGTGCGCGAACTGATGCGCCTTGAGCAGACGGTTTCCGATGCGCGCCTGCGCAACGCCATCAAGACCGGCATGGCAGAAACCAATGCGGAGCTTTACGACTACCGGCTGCGCCAGATTGCCGCAGGGTTTAAGACACTGGCCGACGTGCCTGACGCCGAGGAAATCGACGGCGAGAATGTGCGAGTTTTCCACTACCTCAGCGCCGTGACGGCGATGGCGACCGCCACCCTGTATGAGCGTTATCGCGGAGTTGAGGCCACGGGCAAGAGTGACAAAAAAGCCGACAGCGTCGAAACCACCATTGATGACCTATGGCGGGATATGCGCTGGTCGGTCTCGCGTCTGCAGGACAAGCCGCGCTGCATCGTGGGTCAGCTCTGATGAAAGTCTACGCGATGCAGGGCGACACCATCGACGCGCTTTGCGCCCGGTATTACGGGCGCACTGAGGGCGTGGTCGAGACGGTGCTGCAGGCTAATCCCGGTCTGTCTGAGCTGGGCGTCATTCTGCCGCATGGCACGACGATTGACCTGCCCGACGTGGCATCGTCACCCGTAACAGAAACTATCAACCTTTGGGAGTAAACCATGACAGAAGGGGAAAAAGGCGTCCTGTCACTGTTTGTGATTGGCGTGATGATTGTTGTCGGAAAAGTGCTGGCGGGTGGTGAGCCCATTACCCCGCGCCTGTTTATCGGCCGCATGCTGCTCGGCGGTTTTGTTTCAATGGTCGCCGGTGTTGTTCTGGTGCAGTTTCCAGATATGTCACTGCCTGCCGTTTGTGGGATTGGATCTATGCTCGGCATTGCAGGTTATCAGGTGGTGGAAATCGCCATTCAGCGCCGCTTTAAGTCACAACAGGGGGATAGCGATGCCGGTAATTAATACTCACCAGAATATCGCCGCGTTTCTGGACATGCTTGCCTATTCCGAAGGGACGGCGACGCATCCGCTGACGAAAAATCGTGGTTACGACGTCATTGTCACTGGTCTTGATGGCAAGCCGGAAATTTTCACCGACTACACCCACCACCCTTTCGCACATGGCAGACCAGCGAAAGTGTTTAATCGACGCGGCGAAAAATCCACGGCATCAGGGCGTTACCAGCAGCTTTATCTCTACTGGCCGCACTATCAGAAACAACTCGCATTGCCTGATTTCAGCCCGTTGTCGCAGGACAAACTTGCGATTCAGTTAATCCGCGAGCGCGGTGCCATTGAGGATATTAAGGCGGGGCGTATTGAGCGGGCAATTTCACGGTGCCGCAATATCTGGGCGTCGTTACCGGGTGCCGGTTACGGCCAGCGTGAGCACAGCCTCGACAAACTGGTCACCGTATGGCGCACCGCTGGCGGGGTAATGGCATGAAAATCCTGATTACACTTCTGGTGCTAGCTGTACTCGGGATGTTGTGGTTGCGCCATGAGAACGGCAATTTATCCCGCTCCTTTGAGACAGCAAACCGCGTCGCGAGCGAACAAAAGACGACGATTGGCATGCTGAAAAATCAGCTCAGTGTTGCCGGTCAGCTTGCCAGACGTAATGAATCTGCGCAGGTGGCACTGCGTGAACAGCTCGCAAAGGCCAGCGAGGAAGCCAGCCGCCGTGAGCAGACGATAACGAGGTTACTTAATGAAAATGAAGCCTTTCGCCGCTGGTATAACGCTGCTCTGCCTGACGTTGTGCGTCGGCTGCACACCCGCACCGCCTGCGCCAGTGCCGGTGATTGTGGTCAACGGATGCCCGAGGGTGAGCCTTTGCCCGATGCCGGGAAGTGACCCGAAAACCAATGGCGACCTGAGCGCGGATATCCGCCGTCTTGAGGGCGCGCTGACCGCCTGCGCGCTGCAGGTCAAAACCGTCAAACACTGTCAGGATGAACTCGATGCAGAAGCACAAAAGCCTGCGCAAAGCACTGATTAACGCCGTGCCGCAGCTCCGAAACAACCCCGATATGCTGCGCCTGTTTGCCGACAACGGCCATACCGATTCTCGAGTGGCGAGCTCGCTGTCGTTTGAAAAGGTGTACGTGCTTAACGTGGTAGTGACCGACTTCACCGGCGACCTCGATTTGATATTCGTGCCAGTGCAGGCGTGGCTGCGTGAACATCAGCCGGACATTATGACCACCGATGACGGTCGGGAAAAAGGATTCACCTGGATTATTGATATCAATAACGACGATTCGCTCGATATCAGTATCAGCCTGAGACTCACCGAGCGCACGCTCGTCAAAGAGGTCGACGGCGCGCTGCATGTCAGCTATGCCCCTGAACCGCCGCTGCCAGAGCCGGTGATGCGCCCGGTCGAGCTGTACGTTAACGGCGAACTGGTGAGTAAGTGGGATGAGTGAGTTAACCGCACTGCAGGAACGTCTTGCCGGTCTGATTGCCAGCCTGTCACCGGCGGCGCGTCGGCAAATGGCGGCTGAGATTGCGAAAAAGTTGCGTACCAGTCAGCAGCAGCGCATCAAGCGCCAGCAGGCACCCGACGGCACTCCGTATTCGGCACGAAAGCGCCAGCCGGTGCGGGGCAAGAAAGGTCGGATTAAGCGTGAAATGTTCGCCAAACTGCGCACCAATCGCTTTATGAAAGCCAAAGGCAGCGACAGTGCGGCGGTGGTGGACTTTACCAGCAAGGTGCAGCGCATGGCGCGGGTGCATCAGTACGGCCTAAAAGACCGGCCAAACCGTAACACCCGGGATGTGCAGTACGAGGCGCGCCCGTTGCTCGGCGCTTCACATGAGGAGAATAACAACATATTGAATATTATTATTTCCCATCTTCACGGTTAACAGTACTATGTATGAAGTGATTGTTTAATCACTTCACTCTTCTAACATAATCCCCTATTTTTACATCTAAAAGAGGCTTGATTTTTTTCTCTGGGGAGACTCTCACTTTTTTCGCAGGAGTACGGACCCCCTCATAGAGATCGCTAATTAATCTGCGATGCGCGAAAATCTCACGTTTATATATGGTTTCTTCCTTTACTGGCTCTTCTATGAATTCACGCGAAATTAATGTAGTCATTTTCTCTTGTATGTGATGTACAATAGCTTCACCTTTTACTATTTCAAGTCGGCCTAAATCTATTCCTGTGTCAGGATCTATAATATTTTCCCCAAGTGAATAAATTAAAAATACCATCCCGTCACGTATATTTCCATTCTCACCCTTATTGATAACAAATTTAGTGAAATCGTTGTTGATATGAATAATTTTTGCATCATATAGTTCAGACATTAGTCTCTCTCTCCAAACTTTTCGAGTAATTCGTAAGGTATGTTAGGCCTGACAATTAACATTGAGCTTGCACCCTTTGCATTTATTAAATCAAGCTCTTCTTCTGTACAATAACTATCAATTATTTTTAACTGCAATAAATTTTCCTGGATGTGATAGACGTGTGCTGAAAATGCGATCTTTTCAAATTCATCATTAATAAGATAGCAGCCAACTATTATATTGTTAGAGAAATTGGCGTTTTTCTTTATCAGAATAAGCCCATCACCACTTAATATTTTAATTGGCTTTTCATATGGTGCAGGAAAAGATTTTCCGTTCTCTTTTTCAAGATCATCAATACGCTTAATCAAAAGAATAAAAATAGTTATGCTTAACCATGTTAAAAATATAAACCATTTAACCGATAGCTCAGATTGAACGTTTACAAACATAGTTACTAATGCAGATAAGAAGCCCGCACCACCTATAGCAGCAGACGAAATGCTGGGTTTTAAAGCATTAAAGTTCACAATTCCCTCGCTCAATAACACATATGTCTTTGCTATCGACAGGATTACCTTGCCAAATGCTTTTTGTACCAAAGATCAGACATTTGATCCAGTTTGGAATGATTGTTTGCTTGGTGAATGATAGCGAAATGAAAACACTATCTTCAATCCAAGAGCTAGCGCGTGCGATTCGCAACCTCATCCGCTCAGGCGTAGTGACTGAGGTCGATACCGTGCAGGGGCTGTGCCGCGTACAAAGCGGCGGGATCCAGACTACATGGCTGAACTGGCTGACCACCCGAGCCGGTCGTTCGCGGACGTGGTGGGCTCCCTCGGTCGGTGAGCAGGTTCTGCTGCTGGCAATCGGTGGCGAGCTTGATACCGCTTTCGTGTTGCCTGGTATTTTCTCCGACGATAACCCCGCCCCGTCAGCCTCGGCGGATGCGTGGCATGTGGTTTTCCCTGATGGTGCGGTCATTGAGTACGAGCCCGAGACCAGTGCGCTGACGGTCAGCGGCATAAAAACGGCCGACGTGACGGCATCGGAATCCATCATCGCAACCGTACCGCTGGTACTGGTGAAAGCCTCAACCAGTATCACCCTCGACACCCCGGAGGTGATTTGCACCAACAAGCTAACGACGACGACGCTTGAGGTGCAAAAAGGCGGCACGATGAAAGGCAACATTGAGCATACCGGCGGGTCACTGTCGTCAAATGGCAAGGTACTCCATACCCATAAACACCCCGGCGACAGCGGCGGGACGACGGGGGCGCCGATATGACAGTGCGCTATCAGGGTATGAATCGAAATACCGGACTCGGTATCAGCGACACTGAGCACATCAGCCAGAGCATGCGCGACATACTGCTGACGCCGGTCGGTTCGCGGGTGATGCGTCGTGAATATGGCTCGCTGCTGTCGACGCTGATTGATATGCCGCAAAACCCGGCGCTCAGGCTGCAAATTATGGTGGCGTGCTATTCGGCTATCCAGAAGTGGGAGCCGCGCATCAGGCTTACCGCTATCAGCTTTGAGACCGGCGGCGCTGGCGAAATGTATGTCGATATTACCGGGATGCGTACCGATACTGGTGCGTCAGTTTCAACCACTGTTTCACTGAGTTAAATCACTATGGCAACCGTTGACCTGAGTCAGTTACCCGTTCCCGACGTGGTTGAGGAACTGGACTATGAAACCATCCTTGCGGAGCGCAAAGCGATACTGATTTCGCTCTATCCCGAAGACCAGCAGGAGGCCATTGCCCGGACACTGGCACTTGAGTCGGAGCCGATTGTTAAACTGCTGCAGGAAAACGCCTACCGTGAAGTTATCTGGCGTCAGCGGGTAAACGAAGCCGCGCAGGCGGTGACGCTGGCCTATTCCGCCGGTAACGACCTCGACGTCGTGGCCGGGAACAACAATACCGAACGCCTGACCATCACCCCGGCGGATGACACCACCATTCCGCCGACACCTGCCGTTATGGAATCCGATACCGACCTGCGTCTGCGCACGCAACAGGCGTTTGAGGGCCTGAGCGTGGCGGGACCGGTCGGAGCATACGAGTATCACGGTCGCAGCGCCGACGGGCGGGTCGCTGACGTTTCGGTCGCAAGCCCGTCGCCAGCCTGCGTGACGATTACAGTGTTATCCCGGGAGGGTGACGGCACCGCCAGCCCTGATTTACTGGCGATTGTTGATAAATCGCTGAATGCCGAAGATGTGCGCCCCGTGGCCGACCGGGTGACTGTCCAGTCAGCCGAGATTGTGCCGTACCAGATTGACGCGACGCTCTACGTCTACCCCGGCCCGGAATCTGAGCCCATCAGGCAGGCATCAGAGCAGACGCTGCAGAGCTACATCAGTGCGCAGCACCGCCTCGGGCGAGATATTCGCCTGTCAGCCATTTACGCGGCGCTGCATGTTGAGGGGGTGCAGCGTGTCGAGCTGGCATCACCGCAGGCCGATATTGTGCTGAGTAAGTCGCAGGCGTCGAACTGCACCGAGTATCAGATAACTATCGGGGGCTCGGATGAGTGACCGGCTGTTACCCGTTGGCTCGTCGCCGCTGGAAGTTGCCGCCGCTACTGCACTCTCTGAGATTCAGCGCGTACCGGTACCGTTGCGCACCCTGTGGAACTGGCGTACCTGCCCGGTAAACCTGCTGCCGTATCTGGCGTGGGCGCTATCGGTCGACCGGTGGGATGAAAAGTGGCCGGAGGCGACAAAGCGCAGCGTCTGCGCATCCTCGTTTTTCGTCCATCAGCACAAAGGCACCATCAGCGCATTACGTCGGGTGGTCGAGCCGCTCGGCTTTCTGATTGAGGTGCGCGAATGGTGGCAACTCAATGAGGAGCCTGGAACATTCCGTCTCGTTGTCGGTGTGCTCGACAGCGGCATCACTGACGAAATGTATCAGGAACTTGAGCGCCTGATTGAAGACGCCAAACCGGCAAGTCGTCACCTGACGGGGCTGGCTATCAGTCTGAGTGCAACCGGCGAGCTGTACGTCGGCGCGGGATGCTACGACGGCGACGCGCTGACCGTTTACCCCTACACCCCCGAGGAAATTGTCGTCGGCGGTGAATATTACCCGGCCTCGGCCATCCATTTGATTGATAACCTGAGAGTGAACGCATGACCGCAAAATATTTTGCCATTCTGACCAATCAGGGCGCGGCGCGGCTGGCGAACGCGGCGGCTCTCGGTACCAGACTCAACCTGACGCAGATGGCCGTCGGTGATGCGAATGGTACGCTGCTGACCCCTGACCCGGCGCAGACGAAGCTCATTAACCAAAAGCGCATCGCGCCACTGAACCTGCTGACCGTTGACCCGGCCAATACCAACCAGATTATCGCGGAACAGATTATTCCCGAGAATGAGGGCGGTTTCTGGATCCGCGAGATTGGTCTCTACGATGACGACGGCATTCTGATTGCCGTGGCGAACTGCCCGGAGACCTACAAGCCGCAATTGCAGGAGGGAAGCGGCCGCACACAGACCATTCGCATGATTCTGATTGTGTCGAACACATCGGCCATCACCCTGAAAATCGACCCGTCGGTCGTACTGGCAACGCGTCAGTATGTCGACGATAAGGTTATTGAGGTCAAAGTCTATGCCGATAGCCTGCTGGCCGCACACCTCACCGCCTTGAACCCGCATTCGCAATACCTGCAAATCGCCGATATTGCGAAATATACGCCGGTAGGTATACCACTTCCTTTCCCGTCAGCAACGCCGCCGACAGGCTGGCTGAAATGCAACGGCGCGGCATTTGATAAGGTGAAATATCCGGGGCTGGCTGCTGTATTTCCGTCTGGTTATTTGCCTGATTTACGTGGTGAGTTTATTCGCGGTTGGGATGACGGGCGCGGGGTTGACAGCGGGCGGTTGTTACTCGCAACTCAGGCAGATGCAATGCAGCCTATCGTCGGCTCATTTGGTTATAGCGGAAACGGATTGTTCACTTATGTTGATGGGGCTTTTTCAGGAGTTAACAGAACAGGGACTGACGGTTTGGTTACTGTTACTAATGAACTAACTCCTTACAGCAGAGCAAAACTGGACTCAAGTACCGTCACCAGGACTGCATCTGAAACGCGACCGCGCAACATCGCATTTAATTACGTCGTGAGGGCAGCATAATGGCGAAAGCGATATTGAATAAAATCGGCATTACCACTAAAGCCGGTGATATGACTGTTTATAACTACGACGGGAAAACGCGCAAGTTTCTGTCGACTTCCACAGAGTATCTTGCAGTAGGCGTGGGGATTCCTGCCAATTCCTGTACCGATGCGCCGGTCGATGAGAAAGAAGGTTTTGCCATTTGCCGCACGGCCAGCCTTGATGGGTGGGATTATGTTGTCGACCACCGGGGCGAGACTGTGTATGACACCGAAACCGGCCAGCCTGTCGAGATGACAGGGCTTGGTGATTACCCTGATAATGTGACCACCATCGAGCCGCTGACGCCTTATGACCGCTGGAATGGTAACGAGTGGGTTACAGATGCGGATGCGCAGAAAAGCGGCCAGGTTGCAGCGGCTCAACAGAAAAAAAACTCATTGCTGGCCGAGGCGCAAAGAACTGTCAGCCTGTGGCAAACCGAGCTGCAGCTCGGCATCATCAGCGACGATGACAAAGTCAGCCTGATTGCATGGATGAAATACATTCAGGCGCTGAACGCGGTCGACACCTCCACGGCACCGAGTATCGAGTGGCCGGTTAAACCGGAGTAATGCTGGGCGGGCTAATGCCCGTCTTTTTTATGATTTGTTTATGTGCCATCGGCTATCCATCGCCGACAAATAGCCCCTCTCAAGACCAGCCAGGACAATAACACTCGCCCACTAACCACGGAGTTAACCGGATGAGTGATTTTCACCACGGCACGCAGGTCATCGAAATCAATGACGGTACGCGTGTTATTTCTACGGTCGCGACTGCAATCGTCGGTATGGTCTGTACGGCCAGCGATGCAGATGCCGCGACATTTCCCCTCAACGAGCCGGTACTGATTACCAATGTGCAGAGCGCCATTGCGAAAGCCGGTAAAAAAGGCACGCTGTCTGCCTCCCTGCAGGCTATCGCCGACCAGTCAAAACCAGTCACCGTTGTTGTGCGTGTTGCAGAAGGTGCCGGAGACGACGCGGAAGCGCAAACCATTTCTAACATCATCGGCGGCACGGATGAGAACGGTAAATACACCGGTATCAAGGCGCTGTTGACTGCCGAAGCGGTCACCGGCGTTAAGCCGCGCATTCTCGGCGTGCCGGGTCTCGATACCAAAGAGGTCGCAGTCGCACTTGCGTCGGTCTGTATCAGCCTACGCGCATTTGGTTACGTCAGCGCATGGGGCTGTAAGACCATTTCCGAAGCGATAGCCTATCGCGAGAATTTCAGTCAGCGCGAACTGATGGTTATCTGGCCTGACTTCCTCGCATGGGACACCACCGCGAACGCCACCGCAACGGCCTACGCCACCGCTCGCGCACTCGGTCTGCGTGCCTACATCGACCAAACCGTCGGCTGGCACAAAACCCTGTCTAACGTCGGCGTGCAGGGTGTCACCGGCATCAGTGCGTCAGTCTTTTGGGATTTGCAGGCATCCGGTACCGATGCTGACCTGCTCAACGAGGCCGGGGTCACAACGCTGGTGCGCAAGGATGGTTTCCGCTTCTGGGGTAACCGTACCTGCTCTGATGACCCGCTTTTCCTGTTTGAGAACTACACCCGCACCGCGCAGGTTCTGGCCGACACGATGGCCGAGGCGCACATGTGGGCGGTCGATAAGCCCATCACCGCATCGCTTATCCGTGACATTGTCGACGGTATTAACGCCAAATTCCGCGAGCTGAAATCAAATGGCTACATCGTGGACGGTGAATGCTGGTTCGACGAGGAATCGAACGATAAGGAAACCCTCAAGGCCGGGAAACTGTATATCGACTACGACTATACGCCGGTTCCACCACTGGAAAGCCTGACCCTGCGCCAGCGAATCACCGATAAATATCTGGTGAATCTGGCCGAATCGGTCAACAGCTAAGGAGCCTGAAACAACATGGCACTACCCCGCAAACTCAAATATCTGAACATGTTCAACGATGGCCTCAGCTACATGGGCGTTGTTGAATCCGTGACGCTGCCGAAGCTGACCCGCAAGCTCGAAAACTATCGCGGCGGTGGTATGAATGGCGCGGCGGCGATTGACCTCGGTCTCGACGATGATGCGTTAACCGTCGAATGGTCTGTCGGTGGCCTGCCCGATGTGACGCTGTGGGCGCAATACGCTGCGCCGGGTGCTGACGCCGTGCCGCTGCGTTTTGCTGGCTCTTACCAACGCGACGACACTGGCGAAATCATCGCGGTCGAGGTGGTCATGCGTGGCCGTCATAAAGAAATCGACGGCGGCGAGAATAAGCAGGGTGAAAACACCTCGACCAAACTGTCGACCGTTTGCACCTATTACCGCCTCACAATTGATGGTAGCGACGTCATCGAAATCGACACCGTCAACATGGTCGAGAAGGTGAACGGCGTCGACCGTCTGGAACAGCACCGCCGCGCAATCGGGCTGTAAATCCCTGACCGGTCAGTGTTGCTGGCCGGTTATTAATTCCCTTTCAGAGCAGAGAAAAACATCATGGCAAAAGTACCACGTAAAACCGCTGAATTTGTAGATACGGCTGGCAATGAAATAGACACCGTAAACCCGAACGTCGTGACTCTCGACAAGCCGATTAAGCGTGCCGGTCAGACGATTGATAAAGTCACACTGATTGAGCCGAACGCCGGTACCCTGCGCGGTGTCAGTCTGGCAGCGGTGGCGCAGTCCGAAGTCGATGCGCTGATTAAAGTGCTGCCCCGCATGACCTATCCCGCCCTCACGGCGCAGGAGCTTACCGCGATGAACCTGCCCGATATGCTGTCGCTGGCCGCTAAGGTGATTGGTTTTTTGTCACCGGCTTCGGCGGAATAGATTTCCCGCCCGACCTGTCGACCGATGACCTGATGGCGGATATTGCGGTGATATTCCACTGGTCGCCATCAGAGCTCTATTCCCTGAGCCTGACCGAGCTCATCACATGGCGCGAAAAGGCGCTGCAGCGTAGCGGAAACCACAATGAGTAATAACCTGAGGCTTGAGGTTTTGCTGAAAGCGGTCGACCAGGCGACCCGACCGCTTAAATCCATTCAGGCTAAGAGTAAAGCCCTGACGGCGGATATTCGCGACACACAAAAAGGGCTGCGTGACCTTAACGGGCAGGCAGCAAAAATTGACGGCTTTCGTAAGGCCAGCGCACAACTGGCCGTAACGGGACAGTCGCTTGAAAAAGCGAAGCGTGAAGCCGAGGAGCTTGCTACCCAATTTAAAAACACCGAGCGACCAACTCGTGCGCAAGCGCAAGTGCTTGAATCGGCAAAGCGTGCAGCTGATGGTCTGCAGGTTAAATACAACAGCCTTACCGAGTCGATAAAACGTCAGCGACGCGAGCTGGGTGCGGCGGGAATTAATACCCGCAACCTTGCCAATGACGAGCGAGGATTAAAAAGTCGCATAAGTGAAACGACGGCGCAGCTTAACCGCCAGCGCGAGGCACTGGCGCGCGTCAGTGCACAGCAGACGAAATTAGTCCGGGTGAAAGAGCGATATAAATCAGGCAAGGAGCTTGCCGGTAACATGGCCGCTGCAGGTGCCGCCGGGGTCGCTATCGCGACAGCGGGAACGATGGCCGGGGTTAAATTACTGATGCCCGGTTATGACTTTGCGCAGAAAAATTCCGAACTGCAGGCCGTGCTCGGGGTCGATAAGCAGTCGCCAGAAATGCAGGCGCTACGCAAACAGGCGCGCCAGCTCGGCGACAATACTGCCGCCTCTGCTGATGATGCAGCCAGTGCGCAGATTATCATTGCAAAAGGTGGTGGTGATGCGGCAGCTATAGCGGCCATGACACCTGTGACTCTCAACCTGTCGCTTGCAAACAGAAAAACAATGGAGGAAAACGCGCAACTGTTGATGGGGACAAAAGCCGCCTTTCAGCTTTCTAATGACGCGGCTGCGCATATCGGTGATGTTCTTTCAACCACGATGAACAAAACCACCGCTGATTTTCAGGGACTAAGTGACTCATTAAGTTACCTTGCCCCTGTTGCGAAAAATGCTGGGGTGAGTCTTGAACAGGCGGCTGCGATTACCGGCACACTTCATGATAATAACATCAGGGGGTCAATGGCTGGTACTGGCGGCGCTGCTGTTATAACGAGACTACAGGCACCCACAGGCAAAGCATACGATGCTCTCAAAGAGCTGGGAGTTAAAACCTCGGACAGCAAAGGCAATACGCGCCCGTTATTTACCATCCTGAAAGAAATGCAGGCCAGTTTTAAGCGCAACAATCTTGGTACCTCACAAAAGGCCGAGTACGTGAAAACGATATTCGGCGAGGAGGCTATGAAGTCTGCAAGTGTCCTTATGGCGGCAGCGGCAAGCGGAAAACTCGATAAGCTAACTGCCACGATAAAGGATTCAGACGGTAAAACAGAGGAGCTGGTCAAGGTTATGCAGGATAACCTCGGCGGCGACTTCAAGGAGTTCCAGTCAGCGTATGAGGCGGTCGGCACTGACCTCTATGACCAGCAAGATAGCTCATTGCGTCAGCTAACTCAGACAGCAACACGGTATGTGCTAAAGCTTGATGACTGGATCAAAGACAACAAGGAGTTAGCGGAAACTATCGGCATCATCGCCGGTGGTGCGCTGGCGCTGATTGGTATCATCGGCGGCATTGGTCTCGTTGCGTGGCCGGTTGTCATGGGGATTAATGCCATTATCGCCGCTGCTGGCGTGCTGGGTACGGTCTTTACTGTCGTCGGTAGTGCCATTGCGACAGCGCTCGGTGCGATTACCTGGCCGATAGTGGCCGTCGGTGCGGCGATTGTGGCAGGGGCGCTACTCATCCGTAAATATTGGGAGCCCATCAGCGCATTTTTCTCGGGAGTGATTGAGGGCATCATGAGTGCCTTTGCCCCAGTCGGGGAAATGTTCACACCACTGGCTCCCATCTTTGACGGCCTCGGCGAGAAGCTGCGTGGCGTCTGGCAGTGGTTTAAAGACCTGATTGCACCAGTCAAGGCCACGCAGGAGACGCTCGATAGCTGCAAAAATGTCGGCGTCATATTTGGTCAGACGCTGGCCTCTGCCTTGATGGCTCCGCTCAATGTTTTTAACAAGCTGCGCAGCGGCGTCGACTGGCTTCTCGAAAAGCTCGGCATCATCAACAAAGAGTCGGACAGTCTCGACCAGACCGCAGCCAAAACCAACACCGCCACACAGGGTAATTCCTACATCCCGGCAACCAGCACATATGGCGGTTATCAGGCTTATCAGCCAGTTACCGCACCGGCGGGACGCTCTTACATCGACCAGAGTAAAAGCGAATACAACATCACTCTACCGGGTGGCGTTGCGCCGGGGCCTCAACTTGACCGACAGCTACGCGACACACTCGAACAAATTGAGCGCGAAAAGCGTGCGCGTCAGCGTGCCAGCATGAGCCATGACTGAGGGGAATAAACGATGATGCTTGCACTTGGAATGTTTGTGTTTGAACTCCGCACCCTACCTTATCAGTCGATGCAACACTCGAAAGATTACCGCTGGGTATCTAATGACCGGGTCGGTAAGCCGCCTGCGTATCAGTTTCTTGGTGAGGGGGAAACATCTCGCCAGCTTGCCGGTACGCTTTACCCTGCAATTACCGGCGGTTGGATTTCCTTAAAGGCTGTCGAGGTGATGGCTAACGAGGGCAGAGCATGGCCGCTGATAGAGGGAACCGGCAACATTCTCGGGATGTATATCGTCGACAGAGTATCGACCACGCACACTGAGTTTTTCAGCGACGGTGCAGCCAGAAAGATTGATTTCACTCTTTCGCTTAAACGGGTCGACGAATCACTGACGGCGATGTTTGGCGACCTGAATAAACAGGCCAGTGAGCTTCTCGGCTCTGCCGGAAATGTGGTCGATAAGCTGCAGGGTTCGCTCGGAGGACTTACAGCATGATTACGGGCATGACCATTGACGCCGGTGCCAGTCTTGCACCGGCATTTATGCTGACGCTGAACAGCCAGGACATTACCAGCAATTTTAGTGACCGGCTGATTTCTCTTACCATGACCGACAACCGGGGCTTTGAAGCTGACCAACTCGACATTGAGCTCGACGACTCTGACGGCAAAGTCGAATTACCCCTGCGCGGGGCGGTGCTAACGTTGTGGCTTGGCTGGCAGGGTTCGGCACTTCTGAATAAGGGTGATTTCACGGTCGATGAGATTGAGCACCGGGGCGCGCCTGATACCCTGACCATCCGGGCACGCAGTGCAGACTTTCGCGGTTCGCTCAATTCTAGGCGTGAAGAATCATGGCATGACACCACCCTCGACGAACTGGTCAGCACCATTGCGAAACGCAACAAACTGACGGCCAGCGTAGCGGATGCACTAAAAAAAATCCCAGTATCGCATATCGACCAGTCGCAGGAGTCCGACTCGGTATTTCTGACCCGACTGGCTGACCGAAACGGAGCTGCGGTATCAGTGAAAGCGGGGAAACTGCTGTTTATGAAAGCAGGGAGCGCGACGACGGTCAGCGGTAAGCCAATTCCGCAAATGACGTTGACCCGTAGCGACGGTGACCGTCATCAGTTTGCTATCGCTGACCGTGGGGCTTATACCGGCGTAACCGCTAAATGGTTGCACACTAAAGACCCGAAGCCGCAAAAGCAGAAAGTTACGCTGAAACGCCAGCCAAAAGAGAAACACCTGCGCGCACTGGAACACCCGAAAGCAAAGCCGGTCAGCAAAAAGACAAAGGCCAAAAAAGAGCAGGAAGCGCGCGAGGGTGAGTACATGACCGGTGAAGCCGATAACGTGCTGGCGCTGACGACGGTCTACGCATCAAAGGCACAGGCGATGCGCGCCGCTCAGGCTAAGTGGGATAAGCTGCAACGAGGTGTTGCCGAGTTTTCAATTACGCTGGCGCTCGGTCGCGCTGATTTATTTCCCGAGACGCCAGTGCGCGTATCAGGCTTTAAGCGTGTCATAGACGAGCAATCTTGGTTAATCAGTAAGGTAACTCACAATCTGAATAATAATGGCTTCACGACGGGGCTAGAGCTTGAGGTTCAGCTTTCGGAAGTGGAGTACAGTTCAGAGGAAGATAGGGATTGA